CCCTTTGGCGACCATGACGACTTGGTGGATTCGACCACCCAAGCGCTGATGCGTTATCGACAAGGCGGCTTTATCGCGCTAGAATCAGATGAGTTAATGGACAGTGAGTATACGCCCCCTAGAAAAGAATATTACTAATGGCAACAGAGCAGGAAAAAACAGACAAAGAACTATTAGGTGCCTTTCTCCGACAGAGAGGCATCGATGAAGCTATCACCCCCGGAAGAGAAGAATACCGACAGCTAGGCAAATACATGAGAGGCGTTGCTCGGAACGTTCCGTTATTGGCCGGGCTGCCCAGGGACCTGGGCCATGTTCTTAAAAAAGGCTTCTCCCCCCGAGAAGGACCCATGAAAGACGAGCCGTGGTTCCCGGAAGACCTTGTGGGCGGTGGCGAATGGTTTGCCGAGAAAATGGGGCTGGAACGAGAAGGCGGCGGACTGGAAACACTTGGAGAATTGACGGGCGGCCTGCTTAACCCCGAACTATTGCTAAAGTCAGTGGGGATTATGGGCATGACAAAAGGCGTGCCGTTTATTGAAAGACAGATTGAGAAAGCCATTAAAGCAGGGCTGCTTCCTAAAACAGCGAAGGCAGTAGGCGGGGCCGAGAGAAAAAGTTTCAGAGAGGTTTTACAAGAGGCGGAAGAACAGAAAAAACTAGCTCAAGTCTTAAAGGCTGAAAAAGGAACCCCTTGGGGAATTGGTTCCAGTAAAATTAAAAAAATAGAAGATGTCGCGGACGACTATATTAGACACACCAGGGACAAACTTTATGGTGGTCTGGATGAACTTTCTAAAAAAGGCGTTTTATACAACATGGAAAAAACCACTGACGCTTTAAAAGCAGAAGGGTTTATACCCTTAAAAGGCTTTAAGCCTGGCACCAATAACCCACAGGCTTTAGAACAAGGAAAGGTTTATTTCTTTAATAGAGCGCACGCCAGTGGCGACCTAAAAGACCTACAAGGCTTCGCAGCAAACCCTGATTTAGGTATGGACATAATAGTCGGTGGTAAAGACGGCATGGCAGACGCAGTGATGCAAATAACTATGGACACAACCCAAGACATCGCCAAAAACCCTTTCTATGTGGGCCAATTACGCTCTAATACTCCGGTTGGGGGACAAAGAGCAATAAAACAACTTGGACCTATCTTGGATAAACTGAACATCGAAGTCCACATGAACCCTGGTTTTATGTCAAATTGGAAAACACAAAGGCAGTCGGTATTAACTAAACACTACGCAGAACTGGATAAAACCATGAAAGGCACACCTTATTCAGATAAATTTGCTAAACAAGTAGCTAATATGAAAGAACGTGTGGCCAAAAAACCAGACACCTTTAATCCGAAACTTCATAAAAGCAGAACAGACAAACTAAAGTCTTGGTACGAAAGAATGGGAAACTTTGCCCCCGATGAGGCCACAGGAACCTGGGTAAGAGAAGCAGACTACGATCGTTATTTAGAATGGCAAGCAAAACAAATACCCAAAAAAGGACTGGGAGGACTTATCACAAATTACAAAGCTAATTTGCGAAGACCCTGAAAGTTCTATAAACTGATACAGTATAAATCTGGAGAGAAAAAATGGCGAAAGCACCTAAAATCATTAAAGGCCTAGATGTAAAAGACCAAGGCTTTGTTCCTTATGCAAAAACCAAAAAAATGAAAACCACCAAAGGGCCACAGCCCGGCGCCGGAAAAGGCAAGTCCAGAGGCGGTGGAGCGGCTGAAAGAGGCACCAACTTTACGGGCGTTTTTTAAAAAACTAAATGGCGTTCGAGGAAATCAATAAACCGACTAACATTGATCGGGTCACGGACCTGATTGATTTGGATGTCGAAGCGGGACAAGAGGTTGAAATTGACGCCCCCGTCCCGGAAAACGGCGATGTAGAAGTTAATTTTGCTCAAGACGGCAGTGCCGTTCTTGACTACATGCCCGATGAAATGAACGTTGAGGACACCATTCCTTTTGACGCCAACCTAGCTGATTACATGGATGAATCCGAACTTGGAGCAGTCGCTGCCCAATTGCTCGGTGATTTCGAAGAAGACCGCATGAGTCGGGACGAATGGGAAGACGCTTACGTTAAAGGACTGGATCTTCTCGGGTTTAAATACGAAGACCGTGATCGACCGTTCCCTGGTGCAAGTGGCGTAACCCACCCATTATTAGCTGAATCCGTTACTCAATTTCAAGCCCAAGCCTTTAAAGAACTACTGCCCGCTCAAGGCCCGGTAAAAACCGAGGTCCTCGGTCTGGCGACCCCTGAAGTAGAAGCGCAAGCTGATCGTGTGCGGGAGTTTATGAACTACGAGATTACTTGTGTGATGGAAGAATACACACCGGAAATGGATCAATTGTTGTTCTATTTACCCCTTGCCGGATCAGCGTTTAAGAAAGTTTATTATGACACCAACCTTCAACGGGCCGTGAGCCGTTTTGTTCCGGTCGAAGATTTAGTGGTGCCGTACGCGGCCAGCGATTTGGAAACCTGCACAAGAATCACGCATATTGTAAAGATGACCTACAACGAAATCCGCACTCAACAGTTGTCCGGATTTTATAGAGACATTGAAATTACCCCGACCTACACCACCACTCAAACCACTACCCAAGACAAAGTAGAAGAGCTGGAAGGCATTAGCGGTTCGGGCAACGACATGATGTATGAACTTCTGGAGTTTCATGTGGCCATGGAACTGGTCGGCTTTGAAGACCCTGATGGGCTACATCTACCGTTTATTATCACTATTGATAGAACCTCAAGTCAGGTTTTATCCATTCGACGTAACTATTATGAAGACGACGCACAAAAAAGGAAAATCCCTTATTTTGTACACTACAAGTTTCTCCCAGGACTGGGTTTCTACGGCTTTGGTTTAATTCACATGATCGGGGGACTCTCCAGAACCGCAACAGCGGCCCTCAGACAACTCATAGACGCAGGAACTCTGTCCAATCTCCCCGCCGGTTTTAAAGCTCGGGGCATAAGAATAAGAGACGATGAAACGCCTTTAGAACCCGGAGAATTTAGAGACGTAGACGCACCCGGCGGAGCCTTAAAAGATTCCTTGATGCCCCTACCTTATAAAGAACCAAGCGGCACTTTATTTCAATTAATGGGTTTTTGTGTTGAAGCCGGACAACGCTTCGCCGCCATTACCGACATGCAAGTGGGTGAGGGCAACGATCAAGCGGCAGTCGGTACCACCTTAGCGCTTATGGAACAGGGGACCAAGGTCATGTCCGCGGTCCACAAACGACTGCACTATGCGCAAAAAACAGAATTTAGAATATTAGCCAGAGTGTTCTCAGAGTTTCTTCCACCAGAGTATCCTTATCAAGTAGTTGGTGGAGACCAAATGATCAAGCAACAAGACTTTGACGGTCGTGTTGATGTTATTCCGGTCTCTGATCCCAACTTTTTCTCTTTTGCCCAACGAATTTCGCTCGCGCAACAAGAACTGCAACTGGTGCAAAGCAACCCGGACATACACAATATTAAAGAAGCCTATCGTCGAATGTACACGGCCCTTGGTTCACAGAACATTGAAACGCTGATATTGCCTGATCCACCGCCACCACAACCGACAAGTCCGGCTTTAGAAAATGCCGCCGCTTTAATGGGCGCACCTTTACAGGCGTTTCCGGAACAAGACCACGATGCGCACATCGAATCACACATCACGTTTTTAGAAAACCCCATGGCTACAATGAACCCTATGGTGGCAACGTCTTTATTATCAGATATTTTTCAACACGTTGCCTTTAAAGCAGAAGAGATCGCGGAACAACAACTACAACAAATGGCGCAACAAGACCCGCAATTACAGCAACAACTGATGCAAGAACAACAGATGATGCAGCAACAGCAAATGATGGCTCAACAAGGCGGCATGCCACCACAACCTATGCCGCCTAACCCACAAAGAGAAGAACTCAAGGCACAGGTGGAAGCGGAGTTATTGGAAGAACTTATGCCAAGGATTAATGAAGTAATGGACCTTCCTCAAGACAACGAGGGTGTCTTGGAATTGAAACAACAAGAACTTATGATAAGATCACAAGAGAACGAAGACGATAAACGTATCGCTGAAGACAAATTAGCTCTTGAGCGAGAAAAGATGGAAGTACGGGAAGAAACCGACGAAGAGAAGATGCGAAGCCAAGAAGACATCGCAGCGCTCAGAGCCCAGATTTCCCGTGAAAAAATGGAACAAGCTAAAAACAAA